GTCTTCTTCGTCAAAGCGTAGAGGGTCCATAGGACTACCTGCTTCTACTTTGTCGGCGTCAAGAGCATCAGCAACCATAGGAGCAAGGCGGTCATTGTATTTTTCTCTTTGGGCTACCGTCGGGTACCTTGCAGGCCAAATGCGTAGGTTGTATCCACGATTTCTTAGCTCCTCATAGAGCGACATTTCACACTGAGGTGTTCCTAGGTAAATGACACGTCCGTCGGGTTTAAGAACAGCATCAAACTCTTTAACGCTTTCCCCAAGCTTTTCACGCATCATCTGTGTTGCTGAGTTGTTAGGAACCTCAATGTCGTCTGCAATGATAATATCTGCGCGAGACCCTGTAAGCTGTCCTGTAATACCGACAGACTTAACTGAAGGAGACCCTGAGGCTTTTGCAGGTGCAACGTCAAAGGCGATCTTGGACCACCGCTGCTCGTCTTTTGCAATTAAGTGTTGGGTGAAAGGTAGCTCAACGATCAAACGCTGTGTGAAGGTACTGAAGTCATCGGCTCTCGATTTAGAAGCTGAGATAACCATGAATTTCATGTCGGGGTTTAGTAGTAATTGATGCACTACATAAGCACATGTGATGTATGACTTTCCTACACCTCGAAAAGCCTGAACCACCATACGTCTAGGACCACCTTGAAGGTACTCGGCCATGTCGTATTGAACCGGAGTTGGTTCGGGTAGGTTCAGGTGTTTCCAAACAAGGTATAGAAAATTCCTAAAGTCGTGAAGTTGCTTTGGAATTTCTGGGTTCAAAGTAGATTACCTTTATTTTTTGTCTTGCCACTTCATCATGCAGAACCCTAGGGCGGCAGCGCCTGCCCCTGTGCACAAAGCTTCCGCTAGTTCAGGTCCAAAATGGGTGGGGTGTATCAGGAAATCAGCGCCTGCTGTCAGGGTACCGATAGTCCATGTTGATAAAATTATGTTGCCTTCTAGTTTCTTAGAAAAGCTCAAGGCCATGAAAGAAAGGCCAGCAATAGTACCTGTCTTGGCGGCTGTAACAGCGTGATTTAAACTTATGATGGTTAAGTCGCCCTGCACCATACAGAGCAAGCAGGCTAACCAAGCCTCTCGAAACCTATGAATAAACAAGATATATTTTTGGTATATTATTTTTCCCATCGCATACACCAAGGGCACTTGTCATGGGCCATTCGAGATATGTCCTGTCGTGTAATACCAATATCTTTTAACTCATGGTTACTGTGCATGCGTAGTTTATCAGCCGCCCAGTCGGCGCGACGGTGGTAACTATAATCTTGCCAAAACTTTACTATTTTTTTCATTGGTTGAATGCCTGTTGAATATCTGCGTCGTCAAAAGGTAGAGCCTCGAAAAGGCGGCCCATACTGTTGTCACCTGTTGGAATGGACTCGACACCGTTGTCTTTTAGGAACTTGATGGCTGCACTTATTTCAGCACCTGTTGCCTGTCCTGATTTAATTTTGTCGAGTAGATCGGTAGCCACTGCTGCATGCAGGGCCTCCAATAAATCGAAAGAAGCTTTACCGCTCATTTTACGACCTCTTCGGTTGTTTTGATCTGTTCGCACTTGCGGTCATAATCTTAAGGTTGCTTGGTCTGTTGTCGGTAGCGTTGTGGTTTTTGTGGTCCACCTCTTTACCGTCTCCTTTGCGAACCAAGCCTTTTTTAGTTGCGTACTTACGTGCCGCGTTACGCCCAGCGCGTCGTTTCTTTTGCTCTGGTTGTGCGTGGTATTCGCGGTATTCCTTTTTGTAGTCGCGGCTCATTTAGAAACGCCTTTCATTTTCTCCCAAGTACGCAGGCCCGATAGACCAAGCATCGCTAGGACTAGCTCTAGAACTTGTTCCATTGGAAACTGTGGGAAGGATGAGATTGGAATGCCGTACAAAGTAGCGCACCACTCAGAAACAGGCTGACCGATAAACGCCCAAAAGACGCCTAAAGCTGCTACCCATCCAATAGCGGGACGCCACCCAGCGACCCATAAGGATCGGTGAGTGGCTTCCACTTTATTGGTTTCTGCTTGTGATTTATTGACTTCATTAACTGCTGATAAGATTTCAAACTCAATGCGCTGTTTAGCTAATTCTGCTTGCGCCTTGTCAGGTAATGTTTTGTCGATAATTGCTACAATGTTTGGCAGGATAGTCATAAGACCTGCTAACATTTATTATCCTAGTAATTTGATGACTGCTGTTAATCCGAATTGATCGGCCATGAACAGACAAGAGACCCCTATAGCAAACCATTTGATCTGTACTAAGGTTTGATGGATACCACAGAGAGTAGTCCTTAGCTCTTCTGAAGTATCAAAAAGCTCTTTAATGTTGTCGTTTTGGCGTCCGATAGTCCATTCGATTTTACATATACGGTTTTCTAGATCAGGGTTATTCATTATGGTCTATTACCGTATCTGTACATTTAAACCATAGATCGTTTTCTGGTGGATTAAAGTAAGGAACATCTCCCTCTGGGGGCTCCTCACGTGTGACATCTCCCACATCCGCCCCGCGTACAATATACTTATGATCCATACTATAAACAGGAGTGTCTGTAGCTACTATTCTATAAAGGGTACTTCTAAGGGTGTTGGGGTCCATGCCTCGTAGCCTCCGTTTGTTATTTTTTGATCCACGCTAGGGTTCATTTGCAACTCAATCTCATACTCTTTGTAGTGCAAGCTTAACGCCATTACGGCTAGAGTAGGCGACAGGGATCGCATTTGTGTCCCTGTTTGTTGATTGAACCACTCAAAAGCGTCGAAGGCCTCGGGGTCAATTGTCTCTACTTCTTCAAAACTAAAACCTTTAAATGTTTTTGTACCATCTGGGTTATCAACTACACCAGAAATATTACTAATAGTTTTAGCAGCTTTGACCCTTGATGATTTAAGAAGGGTAGCTTCTTTAACTAGCTCATCGTAATTAGTAAACTCACGATCAGAGTCTAAACGCCAAACACGTTCTAAAGAATGGTCATTAAAATATGTTAAAACACTTGGAAAGTTTACAAGACCCTGAAACCATGTAACGTAATAAGAGTGGGTTTCGCTTGAACCTAGTTCTTCTAACTTGCTCGTAACTAAATATTCAGAATTTATAAGAGTCTCAAGTGTTTCATCATAATCTAAAACATCAGCTTCTTGTTCTTCAAACCAAGTAGAGATAATTGTTAAGGCATCTCCTGATAAGCCGTGGTCTTTAAGTAGCTGTAAGGATATTCGCATTAGGAAACTGACCCCCATACATTTGTAGTGTTGTTGATCGTTACTGAGTTTCCATTAGTTACAACCGCAGGGCCTCCAAGTTTTCCGTTATCAAACTCATAAGTGAAAAGGTAGTTATTATTGCCAAGAGCGTTTGCATTAAGGTTTTGTTGATTAATATGGTTTGTAAACTCTGAATACGTCATCGTTGGTGAACGCTGTCCATAACCATTGTTACCTTGGTTGTTTATTACTGGTGCTAGTCCTCTTGCTGTATAATTTCCTGATCCTGTGCTTACATAAGCACCGTCGTTGGTGTCGTAGACCCTTGTAGGGATTACTGTACCACCGCTGGCTCCTGAAAATCCTCGTTGAAATTTGACAACAAAAGTATCTTGTCCGCCTCCACCACACATTATAATTTCTCCATTTAATAATTTTCCCCGCCGCCTGAGCTAGTTTGAGAACTCCAGTGGACAGCACCGCCTGCGCCCCCTCCGTCGGAAGGCGTGGCTGCAATAGTTGCAGCATTACCTGTATCGTTTACTAAGTAATTGGCGTCAGTTCCCAGTTGTCTAAACGCTTGCGTTCCTGTCTGGTTTATGCCCGTAAGTGCAGGGGGTATCTCCGTTGCCCAGTACGGGATATCTTCCCCAATAACTCTATACTCTGCTAACAAAGAGCGTCCGCCACGTCCGCCACCAGCTCCTCCTCCCTGACCAAAGCCAGCTATGGGAGTAATTTTAATGGTAGCACCAGATGAAACAGTGTTATCTGAAAATGTCCTAGAGGCTGGGACGTAATTACAGTAAGGCCCATAGAATATTGAGGCCATGGGTGTTGAACTATCGTACTGTCCGTACACAACGATAGGCTTTAGGGTGGCGTCCCAAAATTCATACTGACTACCTACGACGGTGTTAGCACTTGTTGCCAGAACACCTCCAGCTCCTCCACCTGCAATGTAGCCTGAGTTGTTTATTGTTGCTGTACAATTAACTGATAGAGCAGGCCCACCGTTTTGAGCGGGTGTTACTACGCTTGCACGCCATCCAGCCGCTGTTAGAGTAAGACCCCAATTGCTTCCTGTTTGCTTTCTAAATGCGTCTGGAATGTTATATTGAACAGCATCCCCGCCCTTACCCATAATGATACCGTTATTATTAAGAATAAGGGTGCCTAAATTGCCTGTTGTTAACGCGGGAACACCTATGTCGTTGGACCAAAACGTAGTACCGGGAAGAATTGTTATCGCAAAATTGTTAGGGACACTATATCCCAAACCTGTAACCCAAGATTGTAGGTTTACCTTTTGGTGATTACCAGCGGGATAAGCTAATGATATTACTGCTGAGGCACCATAAAAGCTGCTGTACGTTATTGTTCCTGAAGTAGCGATACCCGCGGCTACTCCGTAATATTCGTTAAGAGAATGAGGGGCGGACCCCCCAAACTCATTAACAATATCAGTCATAGCAAGTGAACCACTTGATTTAACTGCCATTCTTTATTTCCTTTACCTGTTGAGAAAGGTCCTTAACGGCCTCAATAAGGAGACCAACAAGGTTACCGTAAGCAACCGAAAGATATTCATCATTCTGAATGACGACCTCTGGTATGACTTCTTGAACTTCCTGAGCGATAACACCTATGTTGTTCGTTCCGTCTTTCACAAAGGTTACGCCCCGAAGTGCTTCGACTTTACCGAGAGCGTCATTTATTGTCTCAATATCTGTCTTTAATCGTTCGTCAGAATACGCTGTAAGGTTTCCTGTGGCTGTGCAGTTACCATTAGAAGCCACGGTAAAGCGTGTAGTGTCGCCACCAGCCCTGATGTAAACATCACTAGCTGACTTGATATAGGTGTGACTGTCTGTAGCGAAGTAGAAGCGTTGATCACCATCAGGCGTAACGCGCCACGAGTTGTTTACTGCCCATGTAGCACCTGAAGGACCTGTGGCACCTGTAGGACCTGTGGCACCTGTAGAGCCTTGCGCTCCGGTGGTACCTTGAGGACCTGCAGCACCCGCAGGGCCTGTACCGCCTGCTGGACCTGTAGCACCTGTAGAACCTGTAGCACCCTGATCACCTTCAGGTCCTTGAGGCCCCGTGGGCCCTTGAGAACCTGTTGAACCCGCAGGTCCTGCATCACCCTCAGGACCTGTAGGACCTTGTGGGCCTGTGGCACCTTGAGAACCTGTAGAGCCTATGTTCCCTTTATCACCTTTAGGACCCGACGGGCCTGTAGGACCTGTAGGACCTGTTGGACCGTCTGGACCTTCAGGACCTGTAGGACCTGTGGAGCCTGTAGCTCCTGTAGAGCCTGTAGGACCTGTAGGACCATCGTCGCCCTGAGGACCTGTAGGACCTGTAAGACCTGTAGGACCTGTAAGACCTGTAGAGCCTGTGTCCCCTGTCGAGCCCGTGGGCCCTGTGGGACCTGTCGGGCCTGTAGCACCTTGAGGACCTGTAGAACCTATGGCACCCGTGTCACCTTGAGGACCTTGAGGTCCTGTGGCACCTGTAAGACCAATACCACCTTGAGGACCTGTAGGACCTGTAGGACCATCGTCGCCTTGAGGACCTGTCGGGCCTGTACCACCTGTAAGACCTATACCACCTTGAGGACCTGTAGGACCTGTAGGACCATCTTCGCCTTGAGGACCTGTTGGGCCTGTACCACCTGTAAGACCTATACCACCTTGAGGACCTGTAGGACCTGTTGGACCGTCGTCGCCTTGAGGACCTGTCGGGCCTGTACCACCTGTAAGACCAATACCACCTTGAGGACCTGTGAGACCTGTATCACCAATGAGGCCTTGAGGACCTGTTGGACCTGTAGGACCGTCTGGACCTTCAGGACCTTGAGTACCTGTGGAGCCTGTAGCTCCTGTAGAGCCTATAGGACCTATTAAACCTTGAGGACCGTCAGGACCTGTAGGACCCGTAGGACCTGTGTCACCTTGAGGACCTTCTGGACCTTCTGGACCCGTAGGCCCTTGAAGACCTACAGAACCCTGTGGTCCGGTAGAACCATCAGCACCATTGGCACCATTTGTACCCTTCTGAGCAACTTGCTGCCAGTAGGTTGTGTTAGTTGTTACTGTACCAACGGGGACGTTGATTTTAGCAACAAATGTTTCGCCGTCATAGTAAACAGCATCCTGCGCGACATAAGCAGTAGAGGAAACCCAAGTTCCCTTCCAACCCATTCGCACACGACCAATATTTATCTGAGCCATATATTTTACACCGTTGTTACATAGAGAAAGCCATTGGCGTCGATTGAGAAATCGTTGTCGTTAGCATCTCCATAATATTCTATCTGAAGCTCCCCATCTGAATTGATGGAGAACGTGCCAAAAGCTAAACCTAACGGGGTAGAACCCATTACACCTGTGGGGCCTTCGGGACCTGTAGGGCCTACATCACCCTGTCCGCCTAATGGACCTTCTGGGCCCTCTGGACCTGTTGGACCTTCTGGGCCCAACGGGCCCTGCGAACCTTCAACGCCTTGGATGCCTCTAGGACCTTGATCACCTGTGGCCCCTGTAGAGCCTGTCGTACCTTGAGGACCTTGAATACCCTGATCACCTTGAGGACCTTGAGGGCCGGTATCACCTGTGGCACCAATAAGGCCTCGAGGACCTGTGGAGCCTGTAGCACCTGTAGGACCCTCAGAGCCTGTAGAACCTGTGAGACCTGTACCACCAATGAGGCCTTGAGGACCTGTAGAGCCTGTAGCACCAGTAGGACCCTCAGGGCCTGTTGCACCTGTGAGACCTGTGTCACCAATGAGGCCTTGAGGACCTTGGGAACCTGTAGCACCTGTAGGACCCTCAGGGCCTGTAGCACCTGTGAGACCTGTATCACCAATGAGGCCTTGAGGACCTTGGGAGCCTGTGGCACCTGTAGGACCCTCAGGGCCTGTAGCACCTGTGAGACCTGTATCACCAATGAGGCCTTGAGGACCTGTGGAGCCTGTAGCACCTGTAGAGCCTGTAGGACCCTGATCACCTTGAGGACCGAGAGGGCCAGTATCACCTGTAAGACCTTGAGGCCCTGTGGGACCTGTCGGTCCTAGGTTACCCTGAATACCTTCAGCACCTTGGGAGCCAATCGGTCCTGAAGAGCCTGTAGCACCAATAGGACCCTGATCACCTGTAGGACCTTGAGGACCCACGGAACCTGTAGCACCTTCAGCGCCTTCAGGGCCTTGAGTACCTGTCGGACCTGTAATGCCTTGAGGACCTGTAGGACCTGTTTCGCCTATGTTACCTTGGTCACCAGTGATGCCTTGGATACCTTGAGGACCGACGGGGCCTTGGATACCTGTAACGCCTTGGCTACCTGTCTCCCCTTGAGGGCCTAAGCCGCCTTCAGGACCCCTAGGACCTTCAGGACCGCGAGGGCCTTCTGTACCATCAGGGCCTTGAGGACCTGTAGGGCCGGAGGAGCCCGTGGCACCTGTAGGACCTTGAGGACCTTCAGATAAGAAGAACGCTAGGTTCCCGCTGCTTGGATCGTATTCACTATAACCATCAGAACCATAAGGCAGACGGACCAGCGAGGTAGTAAGACCATAAAGTTGGTCACGTACTGAAACTGCTGTTCCAATAACTGACTCTCCAACCGTATCTACATACCCACGGGTGGCAATTTCATCGTCTTCAGTTGGGTTACCAATATTATTAAAGCTGAACCCTTGGCCATCCCACGTATTGGTGTTGGGATTAAGCCTGATGCCTAAACCAGCTTTGTAACTAGCCTCTTCAGATAGAAAACGAGCCTGCTGGCTTAAAAGGTTTAAGTCTTCAGCGTTTAAGTTTGATCCTTGTGTGAAAACAACGACAGGTGCAGTTGAGGTGGAACGCTCAATAACCACCAAAGCGCCTGCTTCCGGCAGGGTATTGAGTACGATTGTATTTGTAGAGGTAAAAGTAAAATTTGTAGTTGCAGTACCGTTAACGAGTACAAGAACATCAGCTTCGTTCATGTATTCAAAAGGCACGGCAAACGTCGAAGCACCGCCGTCGGCAGTGTAATTAGCAATAATAGCCATTTAATACCTGTATGAAAAAGACCCCTCCGAAGAGGGGCCGTTCGTTAACGATTGAAATCGAGGAGTTGCTGTCCAGTTTGTTTTGCTACTTTACGGGCAACATACTCATCTCTGAGCTCTGGGAACTCTTGTATAAGTTCTGCCCTTGCGTTCTGGATATGAGCAGAGATGACCTTACGGGTTAAATCCGCCTGCTTATTGAAGCCTTCGGCTGTCAACTCAAAGTCACTTGCCGCAGCACTATAAGCTTCACTTGCAAACAGTTTCTCAAGGTTGCCCATAAGGTTCCTGCCATTTATCTTAGAAGTACCTGTAAGGCGTTGATACGCTGCAAATTCCTCAGTATTAAGTTGGAACTTTAAATCTGACATAGTCTTAGTTGGGCCGCGGAAACCTACTTTTAGGTTTACCAGCTCTTCTAAAACTTTATCTTCCGTCACATCTCTTACTGGAATACCTGAGAAGCCCCCGTAGTTAATCATAGGCTTACCTGTTAACCAATTATACTTTGTTGGCAACTCGTCGTTTGAGGTAACCCATCTACGTCGGATTTTGTCTATTAGACCTACTGCTTCCTTCATTTCTTCAGGTTGTCCGGCCATCAGGTACTGCATCCCTTCGTAAATTTGTTCAGGGGCTGTAGGTACAAATGAGCTCACATATTGCTCACCAATTCGGCGTAACGAGTTTTTCTGTGCAGGGTTTTCGCTTGTTAAAGCAGCAATCAAGTTAGAGATGCCTTGAAAATACGCCTTATCCTCCACAGTCTTTGTAATACCTAAGATCATAGAGATAGCTAGGTCACCAACGGGTACACTCGCAATGTCTTTTGGGTCACCAGAAAATGAAGGTGAATAAGCTACAGAGTCATACATGTTTGCCACTGCAGCGATTGGCATGAAATTAGGGTCCATGCGTTGGTAGCTCACCCATTTACCACCTACTTTGATGCTATAGGGTTGGTTACCTGCTTGTCGCCATGTGCGGTTCTGTGCTGGATCGGACGGGCCTGCGCCAGTCACTAGGCCTTTATAAACAAGACTTAGTGCGCCGCCGTAAATCACCATTCCGGTGGCCAACTTACCTTGAGCCTGCGAACGTATAACCATATCAGTGCTATTAAGCTGCTCCTGTAAGTCTTTAGAAAGCTTACTAAGCATTGGGGTACGCTGGACTGCCGAGGTGATTAAGTTAGTTGGGGTCCGTACAAAGGGTAACACCATCTGGAACGAGGGGTTGTTCGACACAAACGAGTGAAGCTTTTGAGCATGGGAGCCCTTACGAAGCTCCTGTGTAAAGGTAACACGACGGGCCATATCAACAGCCTGTGAGTGCTTAAATTTACCGTTAGCAGTAGCAGCCGCTCCTGAGGCGTCAAAAGCATCGTCGATGTTCTTTGAGATGAAGGCCGTAAGCTCTTTACCCTTAAGACCACGCCCAACGCCTTCTAGCTTTGAAGAAGCGTAGACAGCCGAGCGGTAGTTGATTTGTTTAAAGAACTCATCCTCAGCCCCCAAAGCCCGTAAGGACATGCGACTTGCTTTACCTGTGTAGTTTAAGAAACCACCAAGGAACGTGTCAGACGCTACATCCCAATACTCGCTAGTAATCTTATTGGCTTGAGTGATGTCATCAACCTTACCAACAGTATCTAGGAGGTTTTTCTCAAGCGTAAACGCTCTAGACGCTTGAACGATTGCAGCATCAAAGCCCATAAAGAGCCCTTCTACTTGCGCACCGTAGTAACTCCGTGCTGCCGCGGCTTCCGCTGAGAAAGCACCTTTACCCATAAAGGACCCAAGATAGCCCTCCATTGGACGCAGGAAGGTTTCAATACCACCCGACGCCAAGTTGGTTACGTGCGTCTTAGTGTTTAACAAGATCATAGAACGGAAAAGCTCAACTACAGACCGCATACCTTTAGTGGCGTTGCTTTCTTGAGTAGCCTTAATAACCTTGTTCATGGCTTTATAGTTACCACGACCAGCAGCAACAAAGGAGGCTCGAAGCTGTTCTAAGCCTTTCTTACCGCCGTAAGCTTTTAGGACATGATCTAGTTCTACGATGTCGTCACGTTCAAGTGAGTTTCTCTTAAGCTGATCAGCATCCATTACTGGCTTTTTACGAAGGTTTAAAGCTCGACCAAAGGCTGTTTCTTGTCCCTGAAGGGACTTGAGCAACATTGAAGAACTCTCAAGCGCTTCTAAAGTTGTCTGAGTAAACGCATCTTCAGTGTTAAACCGTACATCTAATAGTTTGTCATACAGCTCTTCATACTGTTTCTTTACCACGCTTTCAGCAGCCCCAAGAACAAATGAGGCGTCCTCAGTAGCCTTTGTAAAGTTAGTTACGATACCAGCAATCTCTTCGTTTTTAAGACCAAACATATCTCCAAATCGTTCAGCAATGTCATTCTCAGCATCTTTCCAAGACTGAGTGCCTCGAACTGCCTGAAATTCTTTTGCGTTGATTTTAATAAGATTAGAGACTGTGTCTTTAACACCCGCAGGGTTAGTAGGGTCCCAAGTTTTAGGATCGTACAGGTTACCCTTCTTTAAGGAATCACCGAGTTGCTCTGGGTTTTTAGCAATGTTTTGTAGCTGAGCAGCGTCGAGTTTCTTTAGTTTAACCTTAGTAGGCGCTTTAACACCGTTATCAGAAACTTTGGTTTCTAAGTTAACAGTTTTATTTGCTTTAGGAACTTCCGCTCCCTTGCTAGGAACGTCCACTCCTTTGTAAAGATCGTCAACAATCGTATTGAGAAGAGTAGCTTTAGTTTTTGAGTTTTTAGAAGACAGTTTAATGCCAAGCATTTCAGCATAACTAACCAGCTCTTTTTTAGACGTGCCTTTTATGACTTCGTCCTTGGTTCTATTCTTAAGGCCGTCATCTAGTTTACGTCTAATCAACTCTTTTGTAGCTGTTAGCTTAGGAACTACAGTCTCACCTACCTCTTCTAAACCGTCATCTAGAATAGTCTGTGGGGTGTTAGTTGTACCCTTAGCTTTCTGTTCAGCAACTAAATCAGCCTTGAGTGCTTGAGTAACTGCATTTTCTGTAGCCACCTCCTCAACGTCTAACTTAACCGCAGCATCAATCTCTAAATCCTGTTTAGCGACGGACTCAGTAATATCTTCGCCTGCGTCAATAGCACGTTCAGTACGCTTAAATGCCCTAGCTACTTTGAACACAGCTTCAACTGCGGCACCTGTTAAGGCACCTTCGATACCTGCTTTAAACTTGCCTTCAGCATAGCTGTCTTCAGGGTCCGCAGCTAGATACTGTGTTACCACGTTATCAAGAGCAGGCACGTCCTCCAAGACGTTAGACAACCGCTCTTCATAGGGGTTTGATACGATTGTATCACCTACAGCACCTTGACGAATGTTACGGCTCCAGCCTTTACCCATTAAGGCGTTATCAAGACCGCGTCCAAGCTTTCCTACCAATTTGATCTTACCAGCACCTATAAATCCTAGGCCAAACTGAGTAAGGTCTTCAACAATTTTACCGCCCATTGTTCGGGGACGGTTAGGTTGGTATTTAATTATAGGCGTCCGAGTATCCTCAAAACCTTCATAACCTGTGAACTCAATCGCAGTGTCGATAGCTGATTTACCAAACTGTAGGGTTTCCTCAACAGCATCAACTGTGCCTGAGGTTATACCACGACCCACTTCGTCCCAGAATCCTATGTCGTTATCAACGACGGCCTGCGCCTCTTCGTCGAGGACCCATTTGCCGTTTTTATCAAAGGGCATTATTCCTGTCCTCCTTCGTAATTTAAGATTAGACGCTCAATTTCTTTTCCGAAATTAGGCCCTTGATTTGCGAGATCGTATTCCAGTACCCTTAGAAGCCGTGCTATTTCAGGTTGCACAAGGAAACTCATAAGTCCTTGGGGCAAGTCTTCTGGTACAAGATCGGGGAATAAGGCTCTTGCCTGACCCATAAAGATGTCAGCGCGGATACGGTCCTGCTCGTTTTGAGCCTCACGTACTTGGATCTTGTCATTGACTACATCCTCATCAACTTCAGGAACTGGTGCATTAGCTACGATTTTTGACGTTACCTGTCCCAGCACTTCCTCAACAGAAACGCCTAGACGCGCTGCCATAACAAAGGCTCTCGACTGTCCCCAGTCTCTTGTTGGGTCAATAGAAATCTGATTGTACTCATAAATAAGACCCTCAAGGTCCTCAAGACTGTCAATGCCATCCAGAGGGTTGGTATTCGTACCTTTCAAGTCAGGTTCGGGGATTACAAATGTGGGACGATTTGCCTCGACGGCTAACTTAGATGCTGTCTGAGTAAATGATTGCGGTAAAATAAGCAGTGTTTTCTTAACATCAGGGGACAGTCCTGTCTCTTCAATTTCAACCACATCGCCGGGGGGTTTACCTACCACTGTGTACGCAGACGCACCTTTAATCTCTGCGCGTTTAGCTTCGATAAGCGCTTCCTGCTTACTAAGCTGATCTATGATGTAATTATTAGCCTCTGCCTGTTCCTCAGGGTTATTAAGGTCATACTTACTGGCCGCTGCTAAGACAATCTTGTTAGCAATTATTTGCGCTTCAGATTTCAGTTTAGTGTAAGCAGTAGTGCCTTCCATAAAGGAGAGAGGGTTACTCGCATCTGAACGTGTAGCGTTGCTAACAAAGCCTGCAACGTGGTTAGTACCTAGTGAATTGGTAATGTTACCTAGACGTTGGCCTTGTTGACTAGCCTTTAGCAAGTTGACTTTATCTTGAGGACTCAGTTCCCGTGAGGTTAAGACTTCAGACGTGATGTCTCGACCTAAAAGCGCTTGGCTTTGTAAATCAGCCACCGTCTCAGGGTCACTTACAATCGTTTCTCTAAATTCAATCTCAGACCGAATATTGTTTACAACACCCTGCCCACCTTGAGGATTAACTAAAATAGCTGACAGTAGGTTTTTACCATCCTCAGTTTCAAAATATTCAGGACCTTCGTTTACCAGTTGAGTGTAGGCGTTTTCTTGTAAAACATCTAATTCACGCTGTTGGTCTTTAATATCCTGTTCGTAAATTTTATCTTCTTGAGCCTCGTACTTACTGTCTAACTGATCAGAAAGCTTTGTAACTGAAAGCGCTCCCGTCCCTGTTTCACCGTAGGTACCAACACGTGTTTTAATACCTTTCATGGCCTTTATATAAACGTCGCGGTTTTCAAGGTCCTCAAGGCCTGCAGCTTCGAGGTGGGAAAGAGTATTACTAATAGCCGCTGACGGATCAAGGCCTTGATTGATGTAATCTTGAATTACTTCGTTTGAGGCTTTGGTGTAAGCTACAGCATCAAGCTGTCCTGTTTCCGTATTAAAGTTGTCGTTACGTGCTGCGACCATGTCCTTACCTAAGTTGGTAAGCTGGGCCTGCCGTGCTCGTGTAATACCGTGCTCATATGCACGTTGGTTTACCATGTTGGCGAAAGCTTCAGCACGTGTACCAAACTCAGCGTTAAAGACTTCAGCGTCAAATAACTCTAAGGCATTCTTTTTAATAAACTCGTCCTGACGTGTAGCCACAAAGTTGCTTACGTCTTTGATACCGTTTTTGTTGCTGTTCCAGTCACGCATTAGATCGTTACCAAACTCACGTGCTTTATCTCTTAGGATACCCCGTGAGAGACCCTCAATAAAGAAGGGGCTTTCGATTTCATCAATTTCACCTGATTTAATCTTGCTTGCGTAGGCTTTGCGCTCTTTTGCAGATGCCTCTAAATAACTTTGAAGGCCTTCTTCTTTTGCATCTTTTTTGTTTGTCTCTGCGGTTCGGTCAAAGTAACTTGTAAGGGTAGGCTCGACCTGCGCTAACGCATTAGCTATCTGCATACCCTTAGAGTTACGGCTCACCTGATTGCTGACAGACGTGTATGTGTCCACAGGACGTGCCACGATGCGGCTACCCTGTCTCATTCCCCGCAGGGAAGAGGTATCAGTTGGAACTCTTGCCATTTTTAATCCTAATTATGTGGTGTATTGCGAATATTGGTTATACCCGCCTACGGCAGAACCACCGATTGCGAGTCCTGTAGCTAGTAGGCTAGGACGCTCGACCATCGGTTGACTGCTAATTCGACTTTCAGTCGCTGCTTTAACACCCATGCCGTCAAAAGTTGCCTGAGCGCGTATAGCGTCTTGATTTCTATTGATTTGAGAGATGTTACGGGCTTCCGTGCGGTGTACGTCACGAAGCATGTGATCAAGGCCCATTCCTGAGATACCCGCTTCGCCAGCGGATGCTCTCATGCGGGATTTAATACGTGCTGCCTGTAGCAGACTGTCAACCCTATCATCTACAGCCGCCCCTGCCTCTTCCATCACACGTGTGTTTAATTGACGGAACTGTTCATCCTGACTTTTAATAGCGCTTTGGGCGTTAATATCGTTTTGACGGGCCTGTTGTTGTGCTTGAATTGATGCGTTTCTGTGGGATAGAGCGGCAGAACCAACCCCAATCCCTGTACTAATAGCAGCCATACCTAAGTTTAAGGCTGCTGCTGATGCTGCGGCTCCTGTGCCAAGGGTGATACCTAAAGCAGGAGCCAATGCTGCGCCTAACATGACTACACACATTTATTTTATCCTAACAAATTCATAAAAGGGTTTCTTCATTATCCCATAATCTGGGACGTAACGGATCATCACGAAACCAAGACGCTTAAGCCAAAGAATGGCAGCGCGATTATCCTCTGAAACGTAATTATAAAGGAGGGGGTATTCGAGAAGGTAGTTGTCTACCCAAGGCTTTGCTGTCGCGTGTAGCGATTTTGCAAAAGACACCATTTCAGGTGTCCCTAAAAGCCAAGGGTAGCCAACAGTCCCTGCGTGACCTACGCCCCTCATGCCCACCATTTTACCATTGGCATAAATAGTCTCAGGCTTGCGGGAGTTTTTAATAGAAGCAATTAAGGCGCTCAGAGGGTCTAAACCATTCGAAGCTAAAACTTCTTTTGCATCTGTTTCTCGCATATTGGGGGCAAGTTCGAAACAATGTTCTACTGTTGAGTGTTTAAACTCGATCAATCTAATCTCCTTGATCTGATGTGGAAGACAGCCTCCCATTCAGCAGATTGAAGAACCACGGGTAGAAAGGATGTCGAGGTGATCAGGATACTTGTGTTAGAGGCTTCAGATTGAATACCGACTTGAAAGTTTCCTGTTTCTAATTTTGACTGCCCAGTAACCAGTGACGATCCAAGATCGTTAGAAGCTCTGTATTCTACAAAGTTTAACTCTTGATTTGGGGATTTTCGCCGTACCGTTAAGTTGTAGGCTCCTGTATCACTAAAAACCAGATTGAAGCGTTTGAGCTGTAAGCGACCCGTAGTTATAGGCTTGTCGTTGGCCTTCATAACAATAGGTGAAAACTCGTATTCGAAGTTATATTTAAAGCCTGCATAAACTTTGGCGTTCAGACTAGCCGTTAGAACAGCTTCGGCCTCAGTCACCTGTCGCCCATCGTTAGTACAAAGGACGTAACC